CCGGTGTGAATTTTACACATCGCTAGGTATCCTTTTGAAATCGTCGCAACCGCCTGAAGACCAGTCTAATGGGGTCTAGTGGCAAATCGAACGGTTAAGTCATTGAAAATACATCATTTCTAATAAATCTAATAATCTAATATTAATATATAGTAGTAGGTTACAGTATGCGGCGAATGCGATAACCCCTACCTACCCCCTCCCCTCTCACCGTTAGATCATTAGAACCACTAGAAAACCTTATTTTTCAGTCACTTAACCGTAAGATCGACCGTTAGATTGCATTAGATCGACCCCGCAGGGCGCATCAAGCCATTAGAAAACACGTACAATCAATGACTTAGCAAAACACCAATGTCGCTAATGGCGAACATGCGGGCTTCTTTACCGTACTTCGAATGCGCTTGCTTCTTCGGCAACTCGCGGAGAATGTCGGTATCGGTTAGCAATTGGATAGCGCGCTTCAGTGCGTTGGTTGCGCCGGAGCGATCGTTGCGGAACGAAGCCATAGCAACAAGCCGCGAATTGAGCGCTCCGTAAGGGATAACGCCGTCGCGTAGCATATCCTCGGTCACGCCATATTTAGACGCCTGCGACGGGTCACGCATCCACGTTGCAATAACCTTCTTGATATCGCGAGTTTGTTGAGTTTCAGATGCGCCAAGCGCGCCTAACCCGATTTCACCAGCTTCGAACCGGGCGAGAAGGTTTTCTGCGTCTGCGACAACAAGCTGCGTTGACCATTGCGCTGTCTCATAGTCGATAATAGGTGCGTAAGGATCGCAGCCCACGGCAACGAGCGCGGCAATCTTCATCGCCTTAATGTGGGCACGATTCCAAAGCTGGCGATTGGTTTCGCGCGCCTGCGGGTCGTTGATTTGCCCATCACAATATTCGTTGAACCGATCGAATAGGGCTTCGGCGTCGGGCTGCATATGGACGTTATGAACGCCACCCTTTTGCATCAACTCTAGGCAATGGCCGATGATGATCTTCATTTTATCGACAAGTGCAAAGGTTGGTTGCGCCTGAACGTGGTTCTTGTTGAGCGCCGGGCGTTTGCCGCGATATTCGACCGTATGAAAGCGAGGCAAGAGCCCTTCGCTAATCATATGTTCGTCTAGCACTTCATAGAAGCGTTCAGGTGTACTTTCACCTATAAGGGTGAATGCGGGGCTTGCGATTGGATCGGTGTTCTTTTCCTTGTCGCTATACGCCATCGGGTTAAGCACGTTGCCGTTGCCGCTCTTGCCGTACAAGTCGAGTAGTACGCGCTTCAGACCGATTTCAGATGATGACGCATTAGGCTGCGCCATGCTCTTTAGCCTCAGACCAAACTCGCCCGTCACGCTGACAAAGCACGGTGACTTCGCCAGCCATTTGAGCAACGCCGCGTCCGAGCGAATTTCAGCGGGGCCGACGAACTGGCGAGCGGAAGATATGCCGTTTTCGATCGTGCCGATAACTTGCTTCATCAACTTCGAAATACCGGCGTTGATGCCTTCTTTGCCGGTGCCAGTAGGCGCGATTAACAGTACGTATTGATTAAGGCCGGTGCCTGACACGTTGTAAGCGCGGCCGATGATCCCGGCGGTTAGCCCTATCGCTCCGACTAGCGCGACTTCGCGCACAGGGCGCGGCGCTGCGGCATAGATGAATTCTGCGATTTCGCCCACTAAGCCGGGCGGAAACAGCTTGACAGGATCATACGGCGCAGGCGATACGGGCGGGGCTGCTAGAGCCTTGCCCGGTTCATGCGCCGCGCCCGCCCCGGTTTCGACTGCGGCGGGCGCGCTGTTTTCCGGGCCACTCGCCGCCATCGCCTCAAACTGCGCCTTCAGCATCGCAAGCCCTTCGATATCGACCGGCGGAAGCTGGCGATCGAACGACTTGTTAATCATGTATTCGCGGTAATTGCGACGCTTCGCCTTGTCGCGTTGCCCTAGCGGGCTGGCGAGAAACAAGCGTTCGATCTGTTCGCGGTTCTGCGTATAGAATGCGATGATATCCACGAAGGCAAAATCGGGTTCAGACTGCGACGAATAAAGGTCGGTCCAATCGCCTTGCAATAAGGTGCGGAACTTGTCGCCATTCGTTGCTTCAAGCGCGCGCATGATGATCGTATTATCATCGGCCGTTTCAGGCGCGTTGCCTTCATGCCGATAGATTGACGCAGGCCCACCCATCTGCGCCCATAGCGTATGATAGAGTTCGCCGCGCTCTTCGATATCGCCTTCGCGATATACATTGCCCGTCATCGTCATAAAACGCTCTTGCGTATAGACTTCGATCGCGCTGCGCTTGCGGCCATTTGCGACCGGCTGCGTCTTTACGATGACGTGAAGGCCGGTGCCGCTTGGACTCCATTCGGTGAAGCTGTTAAATTCGCTGAACACCTTATGTTGCCGATCGAAGATCGCTTGCGGATCGGGATACTTGTAGCCGCCGTGCGCGTCGGTCTGCCAAGCGTTATCAAGATCGATGAAGCCGTAGGGATCATTGCGCGTAAGGACGAAGCCAATTCCGGCAAGTTCACCGCCTGCGGCTTCATATGCGGCAACGGCTTCGTCAAACGTTCCCCATGTTGCCGGGTTAGTGACTGAAGCGTGACCACGAAAGCGCGGGCTATACGGAACCTTAGTCGGCTTGCCGCCGTCCGTCTCTTCGAACTTCCACACTACCCATTGCGGATAGTTTCGCATTTCAGCGGGAATGCGATCGAAACTCACGCTTCAAGGCTCCGCAGATAGTCGCAAAGCCGCTGAACTTGAACAATACCGGGATTATCTATCTTCCCGTTATCGAAGCGCGACAGCCAAGCGATACTGACTTCGCACTTATCTGCGATACTGCTAAGCGTGGTGCCTCGCGGAAGCGCCTTCAGGCGTGTTCGCGTCTCTTCTAGCAATGTCATTGGTTGCCCTGAAACTGATCGGTTGCCAGCATAGACGTAAAAATTATTTTGCATAGCGTGAAAAATAGGCTTGTGCCGATTGCTGGCGGCGGTATGGTGCGGGCTCTAACCGGGCAAACAAGGATCGCAGTTTATGGCATGGGGTGAAACGGTTGCGTCGTCGCAGCCTGCGAACATGGTCGAAATCGATGGTGCTATGATCGACGTGAATTCGGCGGTCGGTATCGCCAAGCGCGACGAAGCCTTGACGAAATGGGAGGCGGCTAAGACTGCGCTCGAAACCGCCAAGGCCGACGAAATGGAAGCCCGCAAGCTGGCGTTCAAGTTCGCCTTCGGCAACGACGCCAAGGAAGGCACGAACCGCACCGAGTTGCATAACGGCTATACGATCAAAGGCGTTCGAAAGGTCAACTACAAGATTGCGGCATCGCACGACGCAATTGACGCAGCCGAAGAGCGTATGCCCACGCTTGGCAATGAAGCAACCTTCCTGTTCGAACGCATCATCGTTTGGACGCCCGACTTCAGCAAGTCGGAATACAACAAACTCGACACCGGCAACCCGACGCATCGCGCCGTCAAAGCCGAAATCGACAAGTTGATCGAAACGTCGGACGGTGCGCCGACGCTGGCGATCGAAGCGCCGAAGGGGTCGAAGAAGTAATGGCAAAACCGCTTCCGATCCGGGTTTGCCCGGAATGCGACGCCATTGCGAAGCATATAGGAAGCGGCGCGTACCGTTGTTCGCGCGACACTTGCGCGAAGGTCGGTGTTCGCCGCGACTTTCCGACGCTGCGCAGTCAGACGACAAATCCACGGCGCGCTAACAAGGGCATGGCGGCGGGAAGCTATCATATCCGCGCGCATACGGGGGATTGACTATGGCCGACTTGCCAGCGCGCGACGACATTGACGCGGTGGTCGAACTTATCGGCGGGCCTATGGCAAGGTTCGAAAACCTTCCTCCCGCCGATCGGATCGCAATAGTCGGCCTTGTCAATCAATCCGACTTGATCGCAGAGACAGCGCGTGTAGCTGACAACCTAGCTGAAATCGAGAAGCAACTAGCTAACTGCGATGTTGAATTGACGAAGGTTGGCGATTGGTTTAGGTGTTCGCGAGTTTACGAAGGATAATATTGAATGGCAGTTCAAGTCGTCATGACGAACCAAGTTAGCCAAAAGGCGGGCGTGAAGTGTCTAGTCTATGGCAAGTCGGGTGTCGGTAAAACGCGGCTAATCGCCAGCGCACCCCGCCCGTTCGTCATATCGGCCGAACGTGGGCTTCTATCGCTGCGGCAGTTCAATATTCCGGTGATCCAAGTTCAGACGATGGCGCAGCTTCGCGAAGCTTACGAATTTGTGCTGAAGCCGAATAATCGGAAGAACATCGGTACGCTTGCACTCGACAGCGGTTCCGAAATCGCCGAAGTTTGCCTTGCCGAAGAGAAGCGCAGGAACAAAGACCCGCGCAAGGCTTATGGCGAAATGGGCGATATGCTTGTTCAGGCCTTCCGCGACTTCCGCGATATCGACGGAATGAACGTCGTCTTTCTCGCGAAGAACGAACAGATCGCCGACGGTGCCTCCGGTGCGATCCTCAATCAGCCGTCGTTTCCCGGCAAACAGCTAGGGCAGGCGGCACCGTACTTCTTCGATGAAGTGTTCCAATTGAACAACTTCACCGATAACGAGGGCAAAAAGGTTTATGCTCTCCGAACTTCACCCGACGCTAACAATGTAGCGAAGGACCGAAGCGGCATTCTTGCCGAATGGGAAAACGCCGATCCGACGACGGGCGGCGGTCTAACCGCGATGTTTGATCGCATGTTGAAGGGCTAATACAATGGGCGTGGCATACAATTTCAATCCGACGCAGCACAACCCGAACTTCGGTGGCGGTGGCGATAGCTTGGGGGTCGGCAAGCATCCGGTCGTCGGTTCGAAGGTCGAACTGAAGAACGCGAAGGACAACAACGGCAACGGTTATCTCGCCTTGACGTTCACCGCAATCGACGGACCCGAGAAGGGCGGTCAGAAAACGATGCGCTACAACCTCCACAATTCGAGCGAAGTCGCGCAGCGTATCGCCCACGAACAGCTTGCGGCAACGTGCCTTGTTATGGGCGTAGTCGGGCCGTGGTCTGACAGCGACGTTCTCCTGAACAAGCCGCTCGTTATCGAAGTCGTTCCGCAACCGGGATCGGACAAATATACCGATATTTCGGCGGTTTATACGATCGACGGCCGCACCGTTCAAGATGCGATGAAGAACCCGCCGCAGCCGAAGGGCGATGCTCCTTCCGGTTTCGGCGCATCGTCGCAGACTCCGCAGAACAACAACGGTGGCGGGAATCAGACGCAGACCGGCGGCAACGGCGGTGCGAATGGCTGGCAACCTGCGGCGGGTGCCGACACTGGCGCAGGCGCAAACGGCGGGCAGGGCGGCGGCTCCGGCGGCGGTTGGGGCGCGAACGCCGGTGGCAGCGCGTCGGGCGGCTCCGGTGGCGGTGGCGGCGGATGGGCGCAGCAGTCGGGCGGCGGTGGCGGCTCCGGCGGTTGGGGGCAGTCGGCCTAAGAGTATCCGGGGCTTCGGCCCCGGCTATTCGATGAGGGATGCGGGAACTAGCGGATCGGCACTGATCCACCAACTTGCGCTAGATGCGAATTGCCGCGTTTAAGCGCATCCTTCTTCCAATAGCCGGGCAACGTCATGCAATTTGATCTAACAACCGAAGCCGGGCGAAAGCGGCTATCGAATATCATTCACGCCGATGTTGAAGAAGCTACTTCGCAGCATTTCGCCGAAAGCTTCCGCCGCCACCTAGGCGCGTCGATCATAGGGCATGAATGCGCTCGCTATCTTTGGTATAACTTCCGTTGGGTGAAGGCCGAAAAGGTCGCGGGCCGTATGCGCCGTCTATGGAACCGGGGACACCTTGAAGAGCCCCGCATGATAGCTTGGCTTCGCATGATCGGCTTTACTGTTCATGAATACGATCATGAAGCCGACGGCGAAACGCAATACCGAATTGAAGGCGCAAAGGGTCACTTCGGCGGCTCGCTCGACAGCATTGCGTTTGCGCCAGAACGCTACGGGCTCGGTGAAATCCCGCTTCTTCCCGAATATAAAACCCATAACGACAAATGGTTCAAAGACGTAAAGAAACAAGGCGTCATCAAGGCGCAGCCGAAGCACTATAAGCAAATGTGTTCGTATGGGCGCGCTTACGAAATTCGATATGGGCTCTATTGCGCAGTCAATAAGAACGACGACGAACTTTATTACGAAGTCGTTGAACTTGATTGGTCGCAGGCCGACGACTTGTTTCGCAAAGCCGACTTTATCATCTTCAGTGATTTCGTTCCGCGCATTAGCGAACATCCCACATTCTATAAGTGCAAAATGTGTTCGATGCTCGGTGTCTGCCACCTAGACGAACCGGCGGATAAGAATTGCCGCAGTTGCGCCGCAGCGCAGCCAATCGACGGCAAGCAATGGTATTGCGCACTTCATAGCCCGCGCATGAATGACGCGCCAATCCCGGCCGAAGTCATTGCGCAGGGCTGCGGAGATTGGAAGAGTATAGCTTAATGGCTGTACTCACTCCCCGATGGTATCAGGAAGCCGCAGTCAACGCCTTGTTCGAATATTTGGGCGCGACCGGCGGAACTGCGCTTGACGGTCGGCCGATCAAGGCGAACCCTCTTGTCGCACTCCCGACGGGAACCGGAAAGTCGCTAGTAATCGCCGGGTTCATTTGGGTTGCGATTATGATACGCGGCATGAAGAACTTGCGCGTAGTCGTCGCAACGCATGACAAGAAGTTGATTGGGCAGAACGCGAAGACGCTCTTGAAGCTATGGCCGAACGCTCCGGTCGGTATTGTATCGGCCGGGTTAAAGCGCAAAGACCTAGCATCGCAAATCATCTTCGGCGGCATTAAGTCGCTTGTCGGAAAGCTTGTTGATGACACCGGCAACCCGCAATGGGTTGACGTGCTACTTGTCGATGAAGCGCATATGATAAACAACAAGGCCGAAGGTCAATATAACGAGTTCATCCTTGATTGTCTGCGCACTAATCCGAACTTGCGGGTGATTGGTTTAACCGCGACTTGGTTCCGGCTAGGACAAGGTACGTTGACCGATGGCGGCATCTTCAGCCAAATCGTTTACAACCTGTGTGATATCGAAGGCTTTGCCCGGCTTTTGCGCGAAGGCTTCCTTGCGCC